ATTCTGAAAATCCTAAATTAAAACAAAGTATAGTAAAAGATTTAGCAGATAGTGAGCATCCATTAAGTAAAATTTATCAGCAACAAAAAAATACTAGAGATTCATTAAACTCTATAATAAGTAATAAACCCCAAGATGAATCTACAGAACTAGCTAAAAGGTTAGTTAATAGAACTTTTAAGGATGCTGATGAAAATACAGACATAGCAGATATTAATAATAGGAATTATAATAAAGATTTAGAATTAGATGATAATGGACAACCTTATGATAATACTACTTTAAATAGTGCTAAAACACATGTAATTCAAGCTATTAACACTATAAATAATAGTAGAAAAAATAAAGCAAATGCTGAAGTATTAACTCCACAAACTGAAACTGAGACAGTTAAACCTGTTAAAACTTCTATTACTCCTGTTGTAGAAACTACTAAAGAGGATGTAAACAAAGAAACTACAGTTTTAAACAAAGATTTAAAAGTTAAAGAGGCTACAAAATTACAAGAAGTAAGTAAAGATTCTAATAACAAAGAATTACTAAAATATTGGATTCCTACTATATCTGAATATCCTATCACTCCTAAAAATGAAGGGGATTTTAGTAAAAATACAGCAGAAGCAATTCCTTCTTTAGAAAAAGTATATGAGTATTTAGAAAAAAATGGTGCTTTTGCTTACGTAAATGAAGGAAAATTAAAACCTGGTGATAAGATATATTTTGTTATTAATAATGAAATTAAAGAAATTACAGGTGAAAAATTCTCTCCTATATTAATAGCTACAGAAAATAAAAATTCTACGGGGGCTAATGATAAGTATCAAATTTTAGGGTTACTTTCTGATAAAAAGTCTATATCTGATAAATATATAGGTATGTCAGATTTAAGAAGGAGAATTATTGAAAAATATGATTCTTTAAATCCTTCAGAAAAAGAATTTTATGTTCATGATGAAACTACAACAGTAGGAAGTGTTGAACCAGGTAGATTAAAAATTACTAAGGAAGATAATAATTTAAATGAAGTAAATGGAGTTGTTAATTCTAATGGTATAGTAAATTCTAATTTAAAATTTGGTATAATAACAAGCAATCAATTTAAAGTTCCTAATACTTCAAATCTACAATTTATTTCTCCACAAGATTTAAATAATGGTAGATTATATTTAGCTATTAAAGGGGGGGATAATAAATATTACCCTTTAATGGTTAGAACTAAAAATTTTGACAGTTCTTTCAATCCTAGTGATATGTCTATTATTAATGCTAATATTAGAAAAGTATTAGAAAATGTAGTAAATGGTGCAGATATTACTGGAACAAATGGAGGATTAAAAGGGGAATTAAGAAAAATTTTATACTTTGATGAAGATAAATTCTTTATTGATAAAATACAACAAAATTCATTCTCTTTAGATACAGATGAAGAAGGTAATTGGGATCAAAACAAAAATAAAACTTCTAATGAAATTATTCAATTTAGACTTCAAAATGATGATGGTAGTGAAATTACTAAGCAATATAAAATAGATTCATCTAAATCTATAGATGAGAATATAGATAATTTGATGTCTTTATTACAATCTTATGGATTTCATTATCAAGTAAATGCTAATGAATTAAATACTCCTTCTTATAATAGTTATTTAGTTAAAGCAAATATTCTTACTGCTAATACAGATAGATTGAATACTGTAGCTAATTATCCATTCATTAATCCTATATTATCAGATGGTAGTAAAATAGAAGCAGAGTTACCTAAATATACTAATGAAACTACCCCAAGTAATTCAAATGTACCTACAGCAACTGGTACTAATGAACCTAATTACACTGAAATTGTACATAAAGAAGGTAAATTATTTGTAGATTTAACTAATAATAAAATATATAAACAAGATGATAAAAAAGGTTACATAGAACAGGATATTAAAGATGCTATAGAAAAAGATACTATAAGAGCAAAAGCATTTATTAAATCTAATTGGAATGATCTACAATGGAAAAAAGAAAGAGTCAATGGTGATAATGTTCTTGTTAATAAAGAGTTTAATAAAATTTTTAATATAAAAACAGAATCTTTTTTAACATCCGAAGAAGAAATTAAGAATTTTTATAATAAACTTTATAATGTAAAACAAGATAAAGCCCCTTCTACCTCTTCTCCTTCTTTATTTAATAGACTGGGAAACAATAGTTTAAAAGTTGATAATAAAACTGAAGAAACTTTAACAAAAAATAACATAATTAATAGTGAAGAAGTCGGTAAAATTGCTAAATTTGCAAATCTTTCTCAAGAAATAAAAGATTCTTTAAGTAAATTTGATGTTTCTGATAATGATTGGGATAATGTCTTTACTGAAGAAGAAAGAAAAAATACTTTAGATTGTCTAGGATTTTAAAATAAATAAAATGAGTTGTATAAATAAAAATTCAAAATTAATAACTAATATTTCAGATAAGTTGGGATTAAAACCTATAGTGGTTTCTTCCCAACTTGCTGTATTTTCAGAAAAAAATAATATATCCTTAGATGATAAAGATATTGAATCTAAGTTTGTAGAATATTTATCTACAAGTGATAAACATAAACATCTTAATATTAGAGAATTAAATACTGATAATAAATCTACTATAAATGTAGAAGGAGATGTGAAACAGTCTATTATTAATAGTATTAAAAATGCTAAAGAATCTGAAGATAAAGTCTATATTAGTAATGACGTATTAGATAAATTACAAGATAGTAAAGATGTATTAAATGAAATAAATGATACTATAGGTATTCCAGACAATGTTATTTTACCTTATAGTGTTGAAATGCGTCCTATTACTACAAGTAAAATATTAAGTAAATTAAAATCTAAACAAGATATTTACATTAAATTTACTCCAGAGGAAAGGAAAAGAAGAGTAGATTTACTTGCTAATTTATTTGTAGAAAGAGTATCACAATTAAATGAAGCACAACCAAATAAATCAAGAATTGATATTATACAAGAATATAATCCATCTGAAATATTTAATGATATTAAAAATGAATTTAAAGGATTATTAGATTCAGATATAGATCAAAGTATTAAAGATAAAGTAAGTAAAATAATAGATCATTTTAGTGATTTATCTAAGTTATCTGCTAATAAAATAGGATGGGAAGAGAATATAAAGTTATCTACTGTAGATACTACTGATTCTTATAATAAGTATAATAATCCAGATGATTTAGATAATAAAGATGACCTTTTTAAAGAAGAGGAAGAAAAAGACAGGTGGATGACTAATTATATGGAATCTTCTAATTTAAGTTCTTTATCTACACTAACTAGAAAAGTATTAGGAAGAATACCCATGTTAGATTATAAAGGACAAATTAGTACAGATGATTTAGGATTTCCTGTGTATATGGATGCTGATTATGCTCATGCAGAACTAATAGAAGGTTTAAAAAATATGACTTCTGGAACAGACTTAGTACCTATGCTTAAAGATTTAAGTATAAGTAAAAAATGGATTCAAGGAGTTGTAGATAAATTAGATTCTACTAATGGTGTAGATGAAAAAAATAGTAAAGAAATAGCTAGAACTAAAGCTTTATTTTATAAGGATTTTAGAAAGGATGCTGCAAACTTTTATATACAAAAGAAACAAATTGCTCCTGATGGTACTGTCAAAATACAAACAATTTCTTTAAATGCTCCTAAAGGTATCCTTTATCTTATTAACAAATGGAGAGATAATTTAGATAATGATATAACTTTAACTAAATCATCTATTTATAATAAAGATGGATTGTTTAATAAAGACAATATTCAAAAAAATAGTAATATTGTAACAGAATTAAAAAAGGATATTACTACAATAAATAATTCTAATAAATCTTTTGAAGAAAAAGTAAGTGGTATTCAAGATTTAACAAATAGAAATAATGATAAAGTATTTGATTTACTAAGAAGTGTTGGAGTAGATGTTACTTCTGATGAAGTAAATAAAATTACTTCATTTAGACCTTCAGAACTATCATATCCTTCTTATGAGAATATATTAAATACATTGCAAACTATATTAAGTGTAGCATCTAAACAATCTGACAGAGAAAGAGTAGATAAATTGCATTTATTAAATAGTCAATATAAAAGTATGGCTAATTTAATAGCTCCTTTTGTAGATGAATATTTTGAAAGTTCTGTACATCAAGGTAATAAGATGTTATACTCTCATTTAGTACCTAATTATTTTGGAAAGTTAACTAAATTACTTAGAAATGCTAAAGCAGATAGTATAGAAAAATATATAGATTGGGTTAAACAAGAGTATGGAAAGGCTCAATTATTTTTTAAAAATGGATACCGAAATGAATGGCTTAGATTATTAACTTTAAAAGATGAAGTAGGTAATGATCTAGGAGAGAAATATAGAAATATGTTGGATGATAGTTTATTATTATCTTCAAATAATATAGACTATACTGATTTAGATAGTGTAGGATACACTTCTGCTTTAATACATGAGTTCTTTTCAGACCCTAATAATAAAACTGCTAAGTATCATATTCCAATTATGGCTGATGCTCCTATAGCTAGATTTATTAAATTTGTAAGATATACAAATGGTTCTGATATGGATGAAAATTATAAATCATTGGATTATGAAGATACTATTGTTAATAAATTATTACAAGTTGCTCATCAAGAAATAGATAGAATTAATTTAGTTAATGTTAGAAAAACAATGCCTAATATTGCTAAAATTAAAAACTTTGATGCTAATGGAGATAAATTTCAATTTCTAAAGTTTCTAAATGAAGATTTAGATACTATACAAGAAATGTATAAAGATAAAAAAGAACAAGCAGAAATTGATTTATTTATTAAAAATAAAATAGAAAATGGATTAGATGAAGCTTTTACTTCAGCTGTAAATAAATGGAATAAATCTGGATTATTTAACATGGATGAAAAAGGTAATTTTACAGAATTAGATACAAAAGCTTTAAGAAGTAAAGATATAAATACATTAACTAACACTGATTCTACTAAAATAGGAGATAGAAGAAGTAATAATAATAACCCATTAAAAGAATATTTCTTTAATACTTATTTTGCAGAAAGTCAAATTATTCAATTATTAACTAATGATTTAGCTCAATATAAAGATACAATTGATTTTCAAAAGAGATCTAAAGAATGGAATGCTCCAGGACTTAAATTAGATACTACTATAGATGGTGGAAGACAATTTGAACATACTGTATATCTTAGAGATTCTGAAGTAACTTCTAGTAAAGAAACATTAGATAATTTAAAAACTGCTTTGGATACTATAGTTAAAAAAGGCAATCTTAATACTTTTGAAAGAGATACTATTTTAGCTAAATATGGTGCATATAATGCTAAAATATTTACTTTAAATGAAGATAAATATAAAGAAGTAGTATCAAATGATAGCATCACTAAAGGATATACTAAAAATGGAGTTAAAATTAGTAAGGATAATTATAACAATGCTTTAAATCAATATGGGAGAGAACCAACTCCAGTGTTATATAGAGATAATAAAGGATTTATTCCTTCATCTACTATTAATTTAACTGATGCTCAAGCATATAGAAGTTGGGACTCTTATAAAGCAGTATTAAATATGGCAGGTAAATTAACTACTGCTATTGAAGAATCTATGAATAGAATTAAAACTGGAAATTGGAATCTTAATGATTTTAATACTGTTTTGAATGCTTTTAAACCTTTTTTATTTACTAATACTATGATAAATAGTCATGTAAATGATGAAAATGGTTCTCCAATTTATTTAAGACAGGCTAATCAAAATAAAAACTCTGAGTTTATGTTATTACTTCAAGGAGTAATAACCAATTCACCTAAATTAAGTGCTTTAGAAGAATTTATGTCTAAAGAACATACTTTTTCTGATGGTTCTAAAGGTAATATAGATGTAGTACAATTTAACTCTGCTGTTAAAGTAGGAGAACAAGGTGTTTTAGATATAAATAATTTAAATAATAAAGAAGATGTTTCAGATTACTTAAATCAAGCAGTTAAATATCCTGATATAGTACATACATTTGATTATGATGATTATGGATTACAACAAGAAATTCCAGAACATTATCAAGATACTCAACAATTATTTGGTACACAGATTAGAAAATTAATTCATTCAGATTTAGATTCTAATATAAAAATATCTTTAACAATTAATGGTAAAGATAAAACACTATCTAAAAAGGAGTGGATGTCTTGGTATAATCATGCTATTGTTGAAAATGTAATTAAATCTTTTGATGATACTCAAAAAGTTATAGGAAATAAATATGAATTAGAAAGATTACTTAAAGATGAAATAACAAGTAAAAATAATTACAATCAAGATTTAGTAGATGCAGTAACTTTAAATGCAAATGGAGAATTTAATATACCATTATTTGAACCATCACAATCTTTAAAAATTCAAAATTTATTAAATTCTGTAATTAAAAATAGAATTACTAAACAAAAAATTAAAGGTGGTTCATTAGTACAAGTAAGTGCTTTTGGATTACAAGATGATTTACATATAGTATATGAAGGAGAAGATTCAAATAAACATATTAAACACTATGAATGTTACATGCCTTGGTACTCTAAACAATATGTAGAACAACTTATAGGAGATAATGGAGAATTAGATATAAATAAATTTCCAGAAGAGTTAAAAAGTTTAGTTGGTTATAGAATACCTACAGAAGATGCTTATTCTATGATGCCTTTATATATTAAAGGGTTTTTACCTCAAAACTCTGGAAGTGCTATAATGTTACCTGCAGAAATTACAACTATTGCAGGTTGTGACTTTGATATAGATAAATTATATTTTATTGCTCCAGAGTTTACAATAAATAATAATAAAATATCTAAAATACAAGTTGATGTTAATACACCTGAAGAATTAAAAAATTGTTCAGTAGAGCAAAGAAATAATTTACTTTTAGATATGTTAACTTCTATATTACAACATCCTGATACAATAGCTAAATCTATGAATCCAGGTGGTTTTGATAAGTGGATTGATGCTATGAACAAATATAAGTCTGAAAAATCTAGTTTTAACTCATTAGACCCTACTACTCAAGTAGAGTTGCATCAGCAAAATATGGGAGCTAAGAAATTAATTGGAATATTTGCAAATCATAATGTAAATCATTCTTTATTACAGAATACTGATACTCATATTAATGATGATTTTAAATTTACTTATAATAATAAGGTATTTACACAGTTAAATCAGATTAAATCTAAAGAAGGACATTATATAAGTAGGACTTTAGCAGGATTAGTTGCTTCTTCTGTAGATGCAATCAAACAACCAGTATTAGGTACTTTAAATATTAATACTTTTACTGCTGATACAGCATGTTTATTAGCTAGATTAGGATATAATGAATTTGAAGTAGCAGCACTTTTAGTACATCCTGCTATAAAAGAAGTAGTAGATAGGTATATGAAAATACAAAATACTGCTCCTATTAAAGCAAATATTATTAAGGATGTTATAGATGATTATTCTAAATTACTATCCACACCACAAAGTAATGATATAAAAGATAAACCTTTCTTAGTAGAAGAATTAGATAGAGATACTAAATTAGGGTTAACTTTACAAGACTTTAAAGATAATAAAGAAGATTCACAAGAATTAATTAAACATCATATTGAGGTATTATCCTTGTATGATAAAATATCTACTATAGCAGAAGATTTATCAGATGTTGTATCTATTTTAAAATCAGATACTTCTAATGGTGGTGCAGGTCCATCTATAGCAGATAATATAAATAAATTAGATAAAATTATTGATTTTTCTTTAAGCAGAGAAACTCCAGATGCTAAAATTATAGGATTAGAACCTTTTGTAAATGGGATACTTGATGTATATAATAATGATTATACACAAACAGATTTAATGGATTATGATAAAATGAGAGAACATATTTATAAAAATTCTTTAGCATATCCATTGGCTTTTAATTTGTATGGAGTACAATCTACTATTCCTTTATTTTTCAAGTATTTTCCACAATATTCTGATAATTTTAGAAATTTAGTTAGAAGTTTTAAAGATTTAACAAAGTCTGAGAAGATAAATGTTAAAACTATGAATGATATATATAATGATTATTTCTCTTATATAGCATCTTCTATTAATTCTTTTGGAGGAGAGGCTAATGAAATATTAAATAAAAATAATTATTACATTAATGAATTTCCTAAAGAATTTAAAAGTTTATTAGAATCTAAAAAATATGCAGATAATTCGTTTATATCTAAATTAGCAGTATCTAAAATAAAAGGTACAGAGATAGAAAAAATATGGTTTAATAATGTTGGAAAGTTAACCCCTTCTACTAGAGAATCAGTTATGGATGGGTGGAATAGTTTGTTATATGGTAATGAAGAAGATAAAAAATTAGCAAAAAATTTATTCTTTTATAACTTTCATAGAAATGGATTTGCTTTTAGTCCAGAAACTTTTATACATTTAGCTCCAGTAGAGTTAAAAATGCAAATAGAAGGATATATTGACACTATGAATTCTTTATTAAGAAATCCTAATTTTGAAAATATTCATTTTGTAAATCAATATTTATTAAATAACTTAGATAATAGAAAATTTACTCCTTTATTAGATGATATAGAAGAAAAAAATATTCAAAATACTATATCTTTTAAATATGATTCTACTAATTATGACAGTAATGTTTCTAAAATTACTAAATTAAATAACCAAGGTGATATACAATGGAATACTACTTTAGGAATTAAAGATAAAGAAGGTAAAATTAATTATTATATTAAAAATACAGAATCTTCTACAGATAATATAAAAGAAGCAACATATTCTAAAATAGATTCTTTAGGAATGAAAAATGAGTTTCAAGAATACTCATATAATACAGCAATTGAAGATTTTAAATCTGTTATAGATGGAAGTAAACAAGAAGATACATTTAAAAATCCAGATGAAGAATCTTATTATAATGATGAGGATAGTATGGAAAATACTCATCAAGATGATATAATGAGCTCCTATGATAGTAATTCTTTAGGAGTAGATAATAAAGAAGATTTTTTTGAAACTAATAATAAAGCAGTAGATCCAGATTCTGGTGAAAAACTCTGCTAAAATATAACTATATGGAATCATGTGTATATAAAGGAACAATTAAAGGAGAACCTATACAATTGTTTGAAGACATTAAAAAAATAACTAACAATAGAGAATTAGCTTCAAAAGTATTAGCTTACGCTCAAAGTGAAGATATTAAAAGTAAATTTAGTGAATACCCTGTAGATAGGCAGGGTAATCCAACACTAGAATTTTTAATGTCTAAATGGCCTGATGGATGGAGAAAAAGAATAGATTTTAATAATGGAGAAGTAAGAAAAGCTGTAGCAGATTATAGTGGATTTACTAATGAAATTGGGGATCATACTGAATTTACAGTTTTAGATAATAATCAAAAAAATTGGAATACTCTACAATCACAAACAACAAAATTTAATAATAGTAACCCACTTAGATTCTTTTATAAAGCTAGAGTGGGATTAGGAGGTAATAACAGAATAAATGGTATAAAAGTAAATCTAGACTACATAGAAGCCCCCCTCTCTCCTTCCTCTTCTTTTGATTTAGATGTTAAAAATAAAATATATAATGAAAAAGTAAATAGTAGAATAAGAACTATTCTACAGGATGCAAAAGTTAGTATTGGAGCTATCAATGAGTTAGAGCAAAGAATTGGTGCTAATGGAGTATTTGATTCTAGTAAATTAGATTATGAAACTAAAGAATTAGTAGAACTAATCAGATTAGCTCCGGGAATAAATGGAGAAAAAGCATTACCTGAAGAATTTGCTCATTTTGCAGTTGAAGCTTTAATAGATAGTCCTTTAATAAAAAGAGCAATTAACTATATACAATCTAATGAAAGTTATGTAGATACTTTAGGAGATTCTTATTCTAAATATAATGAATTATATGAAGGAAATAAAGAACTTTTAGCTAAAGAAGCTTTAGGTAAAATGTTAGCTTCTAATTTAGTTAACACTGATCTAAACACTTCTTTGTTTGATAGAATTATTAATTTAATTAAAAACTTCTTTCAAGGTTTGAAAGATAAAGGAGTAGATGATAAAATATTATCTTCAAAAGAACAAATAGAACAAGATTTAGGTAAATTATCTACAGATATACTAAGTAATAAATTTAAAAGTGTACTAAAAGCATCTAATATTAGGAATAAAGTAACTTTAAATAGTTTAGAAAAATCTACACAAGATTATAGTGAAGTATTAGATAAAATAATTCAAACTGAAATTAAAAAATACAATGTATTTTCAGAAAGAAACTATAAATTTGATAAAAAACAAAAACAAGAAATTATAAATCTTCAAAAGAACTTAGCTGATAATGAAGTAATTTCAGGTATTAATACATATACTGAAAGAGCTATAAAAGATTTAAAAGCTGTACAAGAAAGATTTGATACTTTAACTAAAACTTACACTACATCAGATGCCTTAGAAACAGCTAAAACTTTAAGGATGATGAAAGACTATGTAGATGCTTATAAAGAAACATTAGAGTTACTCCAAGGAGCTTTAAACAGTGCAAGAAATAATGAAGATACAGATTTTATAGATAAAATACAAGAAAATGTTAAAAATTTAAATAATCTAACTTCCCAAACAGATAAAGCATATAAAGATATAATATTACCATTATTTGCAGAATTTGCTTCTAAATTTGTAGATAAAAAAGCATTAACTAATCCATTCCAAAAAGATGAAAATGGCAATTTTAAAACTTCTACTTTAGAAGAATTACTTAAAGAATCTCAAGATGGAGATATTGGGATTTTAGACAAATGGTTTAGTGCTTTAAGTAACAGTAATGATGCTTCTTTAAGATTATTTGATTCTATAGTTAAAGATAGTCATGAAAATAAAAGACTTAGAGCCATTGATGCTAAAAAAGCACTTCAAGCAGCACAAATAGAATTAGAAAAATCAGGTATAAAAGACACAAAATGGGTACATGAGCTAGATAATGAAGGTATTCCAACTGGTAAATATATATCTGAAATAAAGTATTATAAATTTCAAGAAAATTTAAAAGAGGCTGAAAAGAAAGCAGAAGAAGTTGTTAAAAGTTTAGATTCTAATATTGCTAACATTGAGTATAAAAAAATAATGGCTCAATGGTATAGAGATAATATGGATACTAAAGATGATTTTAAAACTCCTAAATTGTCTATATATGGAAATACTACTTATAATAATTTATCAGAAGCACAACATACTTATCTAAAAACTATAAAAGAAACTAAAGAACTATTAGATTCTTATTTACCAGATAAATACAAACAAACTGGAAAAGTTCCCTTCATAAGAAAAGATGAATTAGAGAGATTTTTATCTAATCCTAAAGATACTTTTATTGAGGGAGTTAAGGATAAAATATTAAGAAGAGAAGATGATGATGAGTTTGGAACTAGAAGTGTTGTAACTGATTTTGAAGGTAAAGAAGTTAAAGTAATTCCTGTTTATTTTACTTCCAAATTAGATAATATGAAAGATTTATCTTTAGATGCAACTTCTAATCTAATTGCTTATGCAGACATGGCTATAAACTTTGATGAAATGAATAAAGTTATAGATATGTTAGAAATAGGACATAATGTAATAAATGCTAAGCAAGTAACTTCTAAAAAAGGAGGTAAAGTACAAGAAGAATCTATAAGAAGTTTTGGTCAAGACGTTAAAAGAAAACTTACTAAAAAAGGTGTAGAAAGTAATATAGGTTCTAAATTAGAAGGTTATTTAGATGCTCAAGTATATGGAGAATTAAAAGTAGATCAAGGAACAATTGGTAATACTAAAATAGATAAAGCTAAACTTATGGATACTGTAAGTGGTATGACTGCTACATATAGTTTAGGATTGAATGTTTTACAAGGTATAGGTAATGTTGTTACTGGAAAGACTTTAGCAGGAATAGAAGCTTTATCTGGACAATATATTAATGTAAAAAATTTAGCTAAAGGAGATAAATATTATGGTCAAGGATTATTAGATTTACTTGGAGAAGTTGGAAATAGAGTTAAAATATCTAAATTAAATCTATTTATTGAGAAATTTGATTGCTTAAATGGATCTAATTCAAAAAATAGAGACATTAACATGGATAGAAAGACATGGTTGGCTAGAGGTTTAAAATTAGAATCTTTACAATTTATGTCAACTTGTGGGGAGCATTACATGCAAACTAGAACATATTTAGCTTTAGCAGATAGATATAAAATGTTATCTCCCGAAGGTAAAGAAGTTCCATTATATGAAGCCTTAGAATCTAAATACATAGATGATAACAATAAAAACAAAGGTGCTACATTAGAAGTAAAAGAAGGCTATACTAAATTAGATGGCACTCAATTCACTAAAGAGGATGTTAAAGACTTTACTTTAAAAGGTAGAGAAATTAATAATAGATTACATGGCCTTCATAATAAAGCAGACTTAGCAGAGATACAAAGATATGCTGAAGGTAGAATGATAATGTTATTTAGAAAATGGATTCCTATCGCTATATCTCAAAGATATGGTCAAGCACAATATAATTATGCATTAGGAGAATGGACTGAAGGTTATTATAGAACTACTGGTAAATTCTTATTACAAACTGCTAAAGATTTAAGAAAAATGGATTTTTATGTAAAAGCTAATTGGGATAAACTTAATCCTACAGAAAAATCTAATGTAAAAAGAGCTTCTATAGAAATGGGAGTGTTTCTTGCTTCTGCTTTAGCAATAGGATTAATAGATTTTGGAGATAAAGATAGACCGTGGCTTGCTAAAATGTTAGAATATCAATTATATAGAATAAATAATGAAATGGCATTTTATACTCCAACACCTGCTGCTATTACTCAAGGATTACAAATAGTACAATCTCCTACTGCTAATATTGGGTATGCACAAAGAATATTAAAAATTATATCTTTAAAATCATTCCAAACAGATAAACAAGGAGATTTAAATGGTCCTAATTGGATATTACAAGCTATTCCTACTTATAGAAGTATTGAAGGTGCCATAGACCCATCTACAAGACTTACATTCTTTAAACATTGATTAGGCGATAGTAAAAAAAACTTAAGGGGTAGAATTAATCTACCCCTATTTTTATTTATACTTCATATCCTAATTTTATAAACTCTTCTCTCAAAGGTATAGTTAATTCTAACATTTGAGGATGGCAATCTTTAGCACATCTTAATTCAAAAAATTGTTTCCAATCACTCACAAAACCAGTCATAATTATTTCTGTTTTTAAAGCATTTGGTAATATATTCCTTGCTTGTTGTGGTGTACATTTATATTGATCTATTAAATTTAAATAATTACTTTCAGACAAAGCTAAACTTTCTAAAAAAACATAATCAATATCAGTAACATGAGTATTTTCTGTTTCTAAATAAAATACAGGATCATAACCATAATTATAAGAATTTTCTTTTAATTCTGTCCAATTTGGTATAATAAAAGTAAGTTCATTACCAAATTTATCTTTTGAATAATTACAAAACCTTGTACTTTCTTGTACAAAACTAAATATTCTTGACCTAACTAACTCATGTGATACGCCTCTGTCACAAACTAACTTGACACTAATTCTTTTCTCATGAAGTTTTGTACACTCACATTGATATTGTAAATCATCTAACCAATCATTCTCTACTAAAACTCTATAATTCGTAGTAATATAAAAATCAAAATTAATATCTTCTGTATAATCAATTAGATTAACTTTAGAATAGGCATTTAACAGATATTTATCTATTAATTCAACTCCAGTTAATGCATCCTTATCTGGATTATAACTATTCAAGGTGAAATTTTCAAATATAAGATAAATAGTACCATGTTCTAATACTGCACCATGTTTTCTGTTTTTAATATTTTCTACAAATTTAGTTGCAGAATCTTCAGTTATTTTATTTTCACTTTTATAAGCAACTCTCCCACATAATTCAATGTGTTTAAATAGATCTTTTTGCTCTAAGATCTCTGTGTAAGGTTTAATTAGTCGCATCTAATACATTTTAATTTTAAAAGTTCTAAACTCATATGTTTAATAATTTAAAATTCTTGAACATATGCTAAAAACATGTTCAAGAATTTATATTTTTTGTACTTATAATTATTTTAATAAATCATAGCTTAACATTCCTATTCTAAAAGCCTCTTCAAATATTTCTAATAATTCCTCTTTATCATTTTTTAAATACTTCTCCATTCCTTCTATATCTTGTTTTAAAAAGTCTTTAGATATATCATTACTTTTATTTTGTAAATAAGGATATACAGCATTTAATAAAAAATAAGGACTATCATAGTAATCTACTTCCTTATGGTCTTTTGTTATTGTAAAATCTGGCATTTCTATAAACTTTTCATTTTCTACACTATCAGAAAGTCTAAAAACACCATCATCTGTTTCTATTGCTTTATATACTATCATATATTATTTATTTATCTGTAGATCCAAATCCACCATTTCCTCTTTTAGTTTCTTCTAACTCCTCTACTTCTATAAATTCAGTAGGAATAACTTCTTCTAAATACATTTGACCTATTCTATCTCCTACTTTATAAGGAAATTTAGGATATTTTAATTCTGTACTTTGGTAACTACCCCAATTAATTAATTGACATAACTCAGGAATAGCTCTAAATCTAAATGAATATTCTCCAGTATAATCAGCATCTCCTAAGCCAGGTGTATTTTGTAAAATCCATCTGGTTTTAGTTAAACTACTTCTAGGAACTAAAGTTATTTTATAATTAACAGGAGGTTGTAAAGCAAATCCTAGTTTACATATTACAAAATCTTTATCTTCTTGTATAATCTCTGTAACTGTAACATCAAATCCCCCTGCTAATTCTGTAGCTTTCTTAGGAATAGAAGCTAATTCATGTAATTTTTTAAATTTTACTTTAACCATTTACAAAGTGTTCTTTAATTAATACATCTTTTATTTTTATTATTAATTCTTCAATAGTACCATTATTATCTATAACATAGTCAAATTTATCATAATTATCTAAAGCAGTTTCAGATATATGTTCTTCAGGATATTCATGAGTACCATCATCTAATTTTTTCCATCTATTTATTTCACTATCTCTAACTACTTTAATTAAAATACCACCTCTTTCTTTTATATAATTTGCTTCATCTGGAAATCTAACATCAGTTATTACCCAATTACTTATATCTTTTATTATCTTACCTTCTTTTCTTATTTTTTCTATACCATAAGATTCTAAAGTTTCTCCTTTTGGTATAGAACATAAATCAAAACTTACAATAGGTATATCTACATAATCTTTAAATAAAGCATTTATCCAAATTTTAGGATGTAATTGTTCTCTAAATAAATCTGTACCTATTTGTTGTAATAACATTCTAGGAGTTAAAATTTCTGATTTTATATCAAGAATATTAATAATTTTATGTTCTTTAATAAAATTTTCAGCTTCCTGTTTTGATTGAAATATACCATTTGTTATCATACAATTACCATCAAATATATTTTCATCTTCATTAATTGTATATTTCCAAATTTTCCATTCTTCCCCTAATTCTTGTGATTTAAATTCTTGACTTTCTAAATCTTTTCTAGTACATCCTAATAATATACATACAATATCCTTTAAAGGATCAGCAAATTTCTTAATTTCAAATACACTACTTCTATCTAATATTCTATTACAATAACCATTAAAATCATCTAATATGCTGTAATCTTTACTTAAATTTTGTGTATATGTAAGACCAGAATTATTTTTATCTATTAAATATTGTATAATTAGACCTATTGTATCTTTTCCCGAGGAAATTTTTCCATGTACACCCAGTAAACTCATACTTTCTCAATTTCAATTATTAATTTAATTCCAGTATCAAGATTTTCATATTCATATGATCTATTTTTTATAATTTTCTTTATAACTTTAGTAAATTCTTCTTCTGATAAATCTTCTCCATCTTCTTCATACTTATCTTCTAATCTATCATGTAAAAATTCAATTAATTCTTTATCATTTAATACTTTATGACCTGAATATTTACCATTAGGTTCTCCAGTATTACCATTCCATAATACTATATATCTACTCATTTCTTTATCTACCTTTTTAATTATTTTTATATTTCTACATCTATTACTACGATAAGTAGAAGTACTCCATTTGTTAGTATAAGTAAAGGAGTAACCACCATTATCATATATATTTGATATAGTAATTACTCCTAATATACAATCTACCATATCATAGTTAAAATGCCATTCTGCTAGGTATTTATCTCCTATTTGCATATAGTTTTTTTTGTTTTTAATGTACCCAATGATCTGATATTTCTGAACATGCAGGTATAGGTAGTTTTTTACAATAAATACTGGTAGCATGTTCCATTTTCTCTTGTAATATTTTTGCTATATCAGGCATACTTTTAGGATATTCTATAACTGCTTCATCATGTACTAAATTACAAATTAATACAATGTTAAATAAATTATTTGCAACAATCCAATTAAAAAAATCTATCATAGCATGCTTTAAACAAATAATACCTGTTCCCTGGGTAGGGGAGTTGAGAGCTAATCTGTCATACTTTGAAGCGGCTTTAAAATGATAACTTACTTTTTGCCTCATAGGATGACTATTCCATTCTGAGGGACTTAAAAAAGATTTTAATGTTTTGTATTCATCCCAAAATTCACTATTAAAAGATTTCTGTCTATCTTTCCATTCTTTCCAATCATACCAATATATTTTATGTCCAGTATATTTACATATTAATATATAACCATTTTCTCTTACAAACTTACTGCCTTTATTTTTAAATTCTGTCACACCTTTAAAACCTTCATCATAAGCATTTTTAAATTTTAAAGCTTCTTCTATACTACACCCTAATGCAGATGCTATAGCAAATTCTGATCCTCCAAACTGTTGGCTGCTTAATTAATTATGAAACTTTTTATTTATAGTATTAATTATATTATCTTTTTGAATTAAAGATAATTTATTAATAGCATCCTGATTACATTGAATAATAGTATGAGGAACAAATAATTGTTCCATTAAATATCTAGCAAAACAAGCTTCTTCTTGTAAATAATACATATTTGAAAAATACTGCTTTCCTTGCCATTGTAATACTGCATACCATTTTCCAGACTTTTTTTGATATACTCCTTTGTGTTGTAACCCATCTTTTAATAAATTTATCCCATTTAAAGAAGAACTAGCTACTCTTAAATTATTTTTTTTATTATTTAATGAATTACCATCTATATGATCTATTAAAGAGCCTGGTTTAGGATTCAATATGAATCTATGTAATTTAATTCTGGAACAGCCTTCCATGGCATAAGGTTTATTTTTATATAAAGCAGTACACCATTTATGTCTACTTATTAAAGGATAATCATCAGTGTCTATTAAATATGTATAATTTTTTGTTCCAAAATTATCATAAGTATCTAACTCTACTGTATCATTACCTATAAATCTAAATTCATTAGGTACATTTTTAGTTCTTGAATTTGTGTCTAAAAATTTACCATATTTTTTAAATTGTATATAATGTTTCCAACATAAATTACCATGTTCACTAATGGTTTGAAGCTTACCACAAACTTTACAAAATCTTTGTTTCATATAATTATTAATTTTTGGACTATTCCTTAATCTTGTGTAAAAATATTTTTACATTTAGATCCGTATTAGTAGTCTCTAGGAAGGTATATATATTATACCATCACGGAGTTCTAGCATTCTCCGTTATTTACGTTTTTACATATATATTTCTATATAAGGAGTCCAGCCTTTTTGAACTCAATTGGTTTAACATCATGTCTTAAATCAGGACGTAACTTTTTAACATCTTTTACTTCTACATCTTTTAAATCCTCATAATAAACCATCTTAGCACATAAACTGTGCATATCTCCACCACCTTCTAAAAATTCTTTTAACATAGCAGTTTCATTATATATATCTGCTCCTAATCTTGCTACCACTTGTTAAGGTTGGACTATCCCTTCACCATATATAATTATTATACTTAGGTGTACCTATTATAGTCTCTGCACGTCTCTATCTCTTTATAATTACCTAGTAGGTGAATAGATTTCGCTCAGGATTAGATTTCCATCTCTTTCCCTGAATTTAAGGTATATGCCCTTCTACTTTCATAGAAGGCGAGCCATTTATCATATTTTCTTTTTATAAAAATATGGGAATTTCCATACATTAATTCTCCTAGTTTTAGTACCTCATTTATTTTATGAATTTCTACGTAATATAAAAATAAAGAATCAGAAATACTATTTTTTCTTTTTCTTAAATATACTGTAAAACCATATTTTAATAAAAAATTTTTAATTTGTTCAATAAATACTAATGATCTACCACAAATAAAAAAACCTAAGTGGTTACAACTAGAATGAAATCCCCCATCTCCATCAAATATACCTCTTAGTATATTCCATGTTATAGGAGTATATATTTTACAATCATAACTTTTATTATTAAAATTACCTTTTCTTTTTAACCATTCTTCTACTTCACAATTAGTAAAACATACTGCATGCATGTAAGAATTATTTAAATTTTGTAATACTTTTTGTAATTTTAGATTAGGATTAATGAAATTTCTAAATTGTTCTACAATATAACCATCTCTTTCATTTAAAGATAGACTAATAGTACTATTCTTTTTTTCTCTACCCTTACTGATACAACCATCTGTAAGAAGTAATCCTAGAAAATATTCTGAATACTCACAATTTCTTTTAAATGGATTATTTTTACATAATCTCAAAACTTTTTCACCTTTTCTAATTTTTATATTATTTCTAATTAAAACTCTTCTTATAGAAGTATTAAAAGTATTGTAAAAATTAGCTATATCTTTTTGAGATTTTCCTAATTTATACATTTTAACAATTTCTAGTTCTTTTTCTTTTGTAAATTTACTCATTATAACTTACTCTTTATTATTAATATGCAAAGATAAGTAAAATAATCAGTAAATACAATAGTTATAGTAAAATACTAAATATATGTAACAAGTTTTATTAACTCTAAGGCACTATAATCACAACTACACATATAGTTATCTTTCTTTGAAATAAAGGCACTTCTAGTATCTTCATCTGCAGGTAGATTCTGTAATTGAGGATAAGAACATACTAAGTCACTTTGTTTATTAGAAGGTTTAATAGGTAATTTTTTAAGTTTAGCTAAATCAGTATTAATTTGTTTACTACCGCATGACATCCTAGAAGAAGAAGCACCAATTTGTTTAAATTGGGTATGTATTCTTTCAGTTAAAGGATTTATAGCATTTAAATATTTTTGTCCATAAGTGCTTACTACTTTTTCAGCTTCTTTATAATCAAAATATATTTTTAAAAAATCATCATTTATTCCTTTTTGTCCTTTTAAATGCTTTTCTAAAACACTTTCTTTATCTTCTCCTGTCTTTTTATCTACTACTTTAGTATCAAATCCTAAATATTTAGCAAGTTTTATTACTTGTTGTGAACTTGCCCAATTTATATTACATACAGGTTCTGAATTAAAACCTTCAAATAGATCACCTTGTAAATTAGAAACATAAAATTTTGGATTATTTAAAGCTATTGTAAATATATTAAGTTTAATAGCACCATTTTGCATATTTAACTTATCTTTTAACATCTTTTTATTCCATTTATCTACATCTAATTTTATACCACACCATTCTAAATATGATATTACAGGTACAAAATCACATTCTAATTTAGCTCCTATTATGCAGTCTTTTCTTTTACATTCTTCTATTTGTTTTTCTACTATATCTTCTAACCATTTTACATCATTAGCAGCATAAACTATTACAGAATCATCAAGACCTCTCCATATAATTTCACCTCTAATTGATTTATCTAAATCTATATTTAAATATCTTTTAGCAATAGCTAGTAATGAGAAACTTATTCCTCCAGGTATATTTCCAGGAGGATAACCTAAATATAATAATTGTTCTACTATCATAGTATCATATACTTTAGTAGGTATAATATTATATTTGAATAAAAATTGTAAATCAAATTTTAGATTTTGACCTATAATAAGTTTAGTTTCTAATAACTTCTTATAATGTAAAATAGATATAGTAGTAGTATCTACTACAATTTGAATATCTTGTTTTTTATTACCAAATTGAGCACATAATATATCACATATATGTGCATCTCTTCCAGTAGTTTCAGTATCAAATTGTATTACATTAAAAGACTCTATCATTTTAATAGAGCCCTCTAATGTAAGTTTTGTATAATTAGAAGAATCAAATAGACTTAATTGACTACTTACTAAATATATCATTTATTAATAGTAATTAAATAATTATCAAAATCAATTCTAAAATGATTATCATTAAAGAACTTGGTACCAAGTATTCCAATTATTTCTCTTTCATATTTATTAGATATAACATCTAAAGTAGGCTTTATATCTAAAATAGAAAAATATTCTGTACATTTTTGAAAATAAATATCAGTTTCAATTTGAAAATCTAATTTTACTTTGTGTACATTATTAAAACTATTAGTACCACAATTAATAGGTTCTGTACTCTCTACTTCTAAATTATCCTCCTTATATATTGCCTTTAATAAAGTGTAATCAATAATATTATTATTAGCTCCTGTATCTAGTAGCACATAATAAATATGTTCTTTTAGAATTATAGGAATAATTGGATGTTCTGTCTTTTCATATCCTCTTTTAAACTTTATTTTACCTTTCTTCTCTTTAATTAATTTACTGTTATATTTGTTAATTCCTAAAAATAATTCATCTATTTTTTTATTGTGTTGATATAATAAGCCACACAATAATAACAGTCCAATTAAGGCTATACCATATTCCATTCTTTTTTAATTTATGTTTTAATTGCATTTTGAATATCCACAATGGGGACATTTCATACAACCACCCTCATTAATTATTTCTTCTCCACATTCTGGACATACTTCTTTAGTTACTATACTGTTATACTTTTGTAATACTCTACATATAGCAGAAGTAAAGGATACAATATTATCATCTACTTTTTTAGATGTTTTAATAACTTCTACTAAAGGTACGTTATGTCTTAGCAGCATACTTATAAATAAAGCATGTGTTTTTTCTTCAATAGTATTTTCTGCTAATGTTATAGAAGATTCTTCATTTCTAAACTTATATACTCCTTTTTGTATTTTAATTACTTTTCCTATAGTATTACTAATTGGGAGAGCAGTTTTTTGACAAAATATTTCATAAGGTTTTTTATCTAGTAATCCAACCACTACAATATAATCTATACCCTTAATCTTAATCTTATGTAAATTAGCAATCAGTTCATTAGGACGTTTTGATATAGTTAAAGTTTCTTTATTTTTAGTTTCTTCTGTAACTAATACCCCTTCCCTATCACATCCTGCTCGATATACTGTTAAACCTTTTAATCCTGCTTTATAAGCTTCTATATAAATATTGTATATATCTTCTACAGTTGCAGAATTTGGAAGGTTTATAGTAGAACTAATAGAAGCATCTATATATCTCTGAAATACTGACTGCATTTTGATTCTTTCTGAAGGTACTATTTTTTCAGAAGTAGTGAAATATTCAGGTAAGTTTTCTTCAGATATATTATTTTTATCCATAAACTCTTTTACAATAGGAGTATATATTTTATATACAACATCCTTATTATGTAAAGATTGAGTTTTTCTAGTGTAGTAATTAGCAAATAGAGGCTCAATTCCTCCACTTACTCCTAACATAGTAGATAATGTACCTGTTGGAGCAATAGTTAATATTTGAGAATTTCTCAAACCATTATCTAAAACTTCTCTTTGAGTAAAACAAGAAGTTCTATTAATAAACCAATTATTTTCTAGTATTAACTCATTGTATTTTGGATAAGTACCATATTGTTTAGCTAATTGTGCTGATGCACATAGAGATTCATTTAATAGAGTACTTGCTATTAAATCACAAATAATTAATGATTGTGTACTCCCATATTTAAATCCTAATTTAATTAACATATCAGATAAACCCATTATTCCAAGCCCAATCTGCCTCCAATCATTTACAGTATCTCTTTGTATTTGCAATGGATGTAATGGTAATCCTTCATCTAAAACTTCATTTAAAGCAATCACTGCTTTATGAATTGTATCTGTAAAATCTTCAATATTAAAATTAGCATTATTTGTAAATGGATTAATTACAAATTCTGCTAAATTTATACTTCCAAGTAAGCAACTCCCACCACTTGGCAATGGTTCTTCTGCACACGGATTAACTCCAGCATATTCAAACTCTGGATTATTTGAAAGAAGATTATTATTTTCTATGTTATCCCAAAATAATATACCTGGTTCTGCCATTTTCCAATTCATCTTAGCTAATTGCATAAACACTTCTTTAGCTTTAATTACTTTTTCAATGACTTCTCCAGTTTCTTCTCTTTTAAAATGTAATGCATAATCAGTATCATTAATAACAGCTTGCATAAACTCTTTATTAATTCTTACTGATATATTTGCTTTAGTTACTTTATGCAAATCAGATTTAATATTAATAAAATCTAATAAATCTGGGTGTGAACAATCTAAACTAATTATTAAAGCGCCTCTTCTTCCTTTCTGACTTATTACATCAGTAATTACAGAGTAAAATTCCATAAAAGATACAGCTCCAGATGTTTCTTTAGCTGCATTATTAATTTTAGTTCCTTTAGGAGATAAATTAGATAAATCTATTCCAACTCCACCTCCATAAGAAAAAGTACGAGCTAAATCTCTACCAGTTTCAAATATACTTTCTATATTATCATTAGGTTTAGGAAGTACGTAACAATTACTAAAAGTGGTCTTTACTCCTAAATTTTGAGTACCTCTATTAGCTAAAATCCTTCCTCCAAATAGAAACTTTTTATCTATAATTAATTGTTTAATATCTTCATTACCATTAGATATTCTTGCTAAAAATCCATCAAATGTTTCATTATTGACCCTATATTTATTCTCCCATATTTTTATACCTATCTCATTTTCTTCTCCTAACCAATCTTGTACTGTCATTCTTTTTTATAAGGTTTTATATTATCTATTTCAAGTAATCCACTGTGAGTTTTTGCTACATAAGAATATGAATATTCTTTATTTTTAATATGGTAATTTAATTCAGTAATTAATGTTTTAACTCCTTTTAATTTATTACCATAATTATCTATTAAATCTCCATCATAATGATTGAAATTATATTTATATACTAATGGAGTTAAATTGTTTTTATTAACTACTAAAAATTCATAAGGTAATATAGTAAAATCTTTAAAATACTCATCTCTACTGATAATATCTTTTAAAATCTTAGTATAAAGACTTGATTGTAAATAATATCTCCAGTCAATAAATGATTTTTTAAATTCATGTTCATCTTTACCTGTAGTTTTTAAGTCTACAGGGACTATTATTTTTGCATCATGTAGTATAATTACCTCATCCAACATGCACCTTACAGGATGTTCATATAAACTATCACTTTTAAACTTTAATTGAAACAATTTCTCTACATTAGAAAAAGGATCTAAACTAAAATAATTTTCAGTGTAAGGAGAAATTTTTAATGCCTGTTCACAATTAACTGCTTGTTTATATTCATCTTGTGAAATAATTGCTTTGTTTTCAGATAGTTTTAACATTTTGTAGTATTCACTACCTTCATCTATAATTTTATCTATTCTAGTATCTTCTTTCCATGAAGATGAATAGTTTTCTTTTTCTATAGATGTAAATATAATATTTCTGTCTACTAATTTTAAATCTACAATATCACTTTTAGAATGAATGTCTTTAACAATTCTAACTATAGTATCTGTAGGAACTTTAAAATCAAATATTAAAAATCTATCTTCAAATTCTTCAGGAGCAGTTAGTAAACAATCTACTAACCCTCCAAATCTTAATGCTGTACTATCTTGTTTATCAAATAGATGTGGTATACATCTATGACCTTCTCTATCAAATCTACTTAACATAGAGTATGAGAAAGCTTCATCTTTTCTATAAGTATCTTCAGATACTTGCCAACTAATGTCTTTTAATGATTTTTTTATCAACCAACCAATCTTTAAAGGTTAAATAACTTAGTATAATTTTAGTTTCAATTTTTTGTAATGGGTAGTACCACCATCCATTTTTATCTACCCATTTCCATCTTTTTATTACATCTTCTGTAGAAGGTACAATTAATCCTTTCTTTTTTAAAGGTTTTATAAACAACTCTCCTCTTTTTCCTTCTGTTAGTGTAGTGTCTAATAATACATTATACTCACATTCTTCAAAATCTTCAAATTCTTTTTTATTACCCATAAATTAACCAATCATCCGTGGCTACTGTGCCAGGTGTTAATAAATCTTTAGTATATAAAAGTATATTCACTTCTAATAATCTCAACATGTCAATGTTTAGCGTTTTATACTTTTCTTCATAGGGTTTTTCAAATCTAAATAATCTATTATGTCTTAAACCTAATTTTATATCTGCTTGAACTATTTCAAGTAAAGATTGAAAATTTCTTTCTTTTAAAAAGTTATTACACAACAATCTATCTTTTATAGGTAATTCCTCTATGAGAAATTCTATCTCCTTTAATTGTTTATTCATAAATTACTTAGTATTTCTTTCATAAATATAAAATCTCTTGGATCTTGAGGCTCAAAAAATATAATTTTATTATTTTCATTGTTTTCTAATTGTTTTAAAAACATTTTTCTAACATTAGGATACCTATCATTAGGAAACCCTTTGCATTCAATATAAATATCATATCCTTTATAGTTTTTTATAGTAAAATCAGGAGTATAATCTATATCCCTGATTTTACTTTCTATTAAATGAATTGTTTGTTTATGCCCTTTTAAAGGTTTAGCATAAACTTTGATATTTTTAGGATAAAAGCCATTAAATAATTTAAACTTTTCTTCTTCATATTGAGGATTTATTTCTAAGCTTTTTAAATGTTTATAGCAAGTTATTTCTAACAAAGATCTAAATTTTATACCTTCATATTCTTTTGGAGTTGAATTTAATATTTTTTTATTTACCATCAATGAACATTTCTCTAAATTCTTTTATGATTTCTAATGCTAATTCTGCATCACATTTACAACGAAATCCTATAAAACCCGTTTTTACTTCTAAGCTATTAATATAGTAAGATGAAATTTCATTTTTAATAGATGATATAGCCCATACTTTACCTCCTACTTCTTCTAGTAAAGAATTACAATTCTTATTGAGTTCTTTAGCAATATAAGTTAGTAATAACTTCAAATAAATATTAGGATGCTCTTGTAATAAAACATCTTCACTTTCTTTTCCAAGTAACATAAAAATATTATAACGAGCATTTATATATAATACCCGTTTTTTATTATTAGGTGCAATCTCTTTTGATACTAATAAATCATATAAATAATCAATGTTAAATCTAGATATTACAACTTTAGTAATACCATCTGGATATTTATAACTATTTTTATTTACTAAATGTGTATAGATAACTTTACCATAAAATCTTTCTTTATTCTTCATTGTTATATTCCTTTTTAAGTTCTTCAATAAAATCTTTACTAATTTCTTCCTGTACTTCTGGTTTATAACTATCTAAAGTTATAATTAATATATTAGACCAACTATTTAATTTATCTACTGTTTCATAACTTATATCTTTGTTAGGGTTTAATCCAAATTTTTTGAGTTCTCTTTTAATATATACTAAATGCGTAGAAGGTGCATTTTCAAAATAATTAATATTAACAAAAAATTTAGGTTTTTCCTCCTTATAACATAGTATACCTAAAATATCATTACTGTATGCATTTAATATAATCCCTGGAGATATTAAAAATCTATATCCTTTAGGTATATACAAAATATCACCTTTTGTAGTATTAAATATAAAAGAAAAAGCTTCTTTTACACTAGGAAATTCATGATTAGATTCCTTTATCTTATGTATATTACCTTTAATAGGAAATAAAATGTGTAAATAAGGAATCCAACCTTCATAATTTTTATTATTTTTCTTTAAGAACATATTTATAGTGTTAATTTATTAAAAAACATATCTCCCAACTCTTCTATTTTAAATGGTACCACACAGTAGGGTTCTTCAGAATATTTATTTATTAAATAATTACATAATACATGTGTAATCCTAGCTCCTATAAGCATTCCAAAATAAGCAGTTTGCTTATAAGTACAAGGCATTGTATCTACCTCATTATCATCAAATAAAGTTTTTTCATATTTTCTTTCTCTTCCTTTAGTAACTACAAAGACTTCATAAAAATTAGCTCTTAATCTGCCATCAATAAGTATTTCTCTATCCTCTTTTTCTTTCCAATTATCAAAGATTAATTTACGAGCTTTCATGTTGTCAAAGCCCATGATGGTAATAGGATTGTATTCATTTTTAACTAACTTTTTAATACCAATTATATTTTTATAATCAATATTGTCACAACATGCTTGTACTTTAGTTTGCCCAATTTGCGATTCTCTAAAGGCTTGTGTGCCTATGTTGTGAGTTTCTACTATATCATCATCAATAATGAAGTATTTTGCAGGAATTGTTTTCCCTAAAGCCATAATAGTATTACTACCTATACCTCCTACACCAGTCAAAAGAATAGTTTCTTCCTTGGATTTTATGTACCAAGGAGCTGTTTTAAAATTACTAAATATTTTATCTGTATCCATAATTTAATTTTTAAAATTATCCATGTGGAACTTAATAATATCATATAACTCTGTGTAAAAGAAAGTTTTACCATATATTTCATTATAAGTAATTAATAAATCTATAAGTAATTGCATATTAGATTTAAAATTAGTAAAATCTAAATCATCTACAATATCCTCATAAACTAGTTCTAAATTACTATCAATGATGTCTATATTATTATCACAAGTTCTTTTATTATCAATATTATCTTTAAAACTAGATTTAATCTTAGCATCTGTAGTATTACAATCAGAAATAGATTGAGTGTCTATTAATTCTAATAAAAATTCTTTAGGATTAAAAGGCTTTCTTTCATTTTCTATATTAGTATAAGCATTTTGTGCATAAATATCCTCTGGAAATAAATCATCTACCTCACTCCATCCTTTACTAAATGCTTTATTATTAAACCATCCATTACTAAGATCATTTGTGTTAGCTCTAAAAGGTATATTTTTAGGTTGATAGATAGAAGATGTTTTTACTTTAGCATCTTTTTTCTTTTGTAATTCTTCTATTTTAGAATCCATCCAATCTTCATGTGGAATTTCTTTATTATATTCTATAGTTAAATCTCCTATAGCTATAATATCATTTTCTTCACTGATAAGAGTTTCATAAGAATCTCCATTTTCATCTATATATGAAATTACAGATTGACTTTTTTCTTTCCCTGGAAATGCTACTTTTGCACAGTATTTACCATCAAAATTAACAATTAAAGATAAATAGAAATTGTATAACTTAGCATTTGAAGTCAGTTCATTAATGTCTGTACTACTGAAAAAAGCAGACATTTGGTGGTGCGTGTGAATTAGCCCATTAAACTCCTCTATTCCAGACTCATACAAATTATAAGCTTCTGCTATATCTCCACTAGCTTCTGTTTCTGTATAAGTAGCATTTCCAATATCTCTAGGATAAATAAAAGTAGCTTCAAATATTAAATCTTTTTTATTTTTAATATTTCCAGATATTAATTTAAAAAATAACATACCAGACCATTCTGTTGCCCCAATTTTATGATGTAAATAATCTATAATTTTTAAACATCTATCGTTAATAATTAATTTTCCTACATTGTTTAATTTTATTTCACTACTCATTTTCTTTTTTTATTAAATAATCTAATAACTTTGGTTCTAATATTGATTGTATGGAAGTAATTAACCTGGAATGTATCTTTGATTTTTCAAATATTTTTTCTTCAGATTCAATTATTTTTAAATTTATTTTTTCATGTTTAAAGTAAACTTCAGAAATATCTATACTAGGAGTAGTAGGCACACTTTGTTTATACACATTACTACAACTTACACCTTTAAAACAAATAAATTTATCTAACTCTTTACATGTATTTAATAAAGTTTCCATTTCGTCTAAACATTTAGATGAAAACCTAAGATTATACCTATTACAAATATCTTTATTTAAAGTATAACCAAAAGAAAAATTATTACTTATTAAATATTTAATAGCAGTATCTGTTTGTACAGAGTAACTTCTTTCAATATCATAGTTATATATATGATTTTCAATATTTGTAAAAGTGTAATAAGGAGTACCTTCTAAAGATTCCCAACTTAAATATCCATATAAACTAGATATAATATAATCTATAGAAGTGTAATTAATAGTAAAAGAGTTTATACACTTTTTAACATTATTTTGCAGTACAGTATCTCCAAAGCATAAAGAACCACTATATCTTCCTAAACGAGTTCCATTACAATGTGAAAATAAATAATGTTGATATTCATAATCTAAAACAGTAGTTCTAGCTAATAGAATATTTAATGTTTTATTGTTTATTTTTAATTTTACATATAAATCTCTCATAATATGAGATCCTCCTTGAGAATTGCTGATAGTAATGGTAGGAAAATATATTATTATAGAATTATTCCTATTATCTTTCCATACTTTATCCTCCCCATAATAGAAAACTGCTTTTTTATAAGCAAAGTTATAATAAACATCATTATTTTTAGGTATATTATACTTATAAAAATTTTTACATTCTATATAATCATTATAATTAAATGTTTTAACATCACAAATATCATAGTATGAGTCTACGTTTTCCCCAATTACTCTATAACTATCTTTATATCTTGGTTTTATTATGTTATCAAAGTAAGTAAAATATTTATTTTTGAAGAAATCATCTGAATTACCTAGAATTTTTTCTACTTCAGAATCTTTCATCCTTAAAAATTCTTGAAAATATCTGTTTGTATAATCCATATTTAGCATTTAAAATATAGGGGGATTTAATATCCCCCTATATTATTAATAAATTATTATTTTTTTAATTTAGAAGTAATTTCTACAGCTTCTTTTTGTAAAGTGTTTGTAGTTACAAAATCAGCTAAGTCACTAATTTCAACTACAGCACTATTTTTATTACTAACATTTGATGCTTCAGGTGTTACTACTTTTTTAGTTGTATCACTAATACTACTAACAAACTCTTGTAGTTTAGAAGTAGTTGTTTGTGTATAATTAAAATTTACCACTCCTCCTTGTTGTTTATACTCTTTAATAATAGTATATAGTTCAGATCTAGTATACACACCCGAAGAGGTTTTGGTTACACTTATAAACAAAATAGAATCAATATTTGGAAGTAGAGCAGTATCTAACTCAATTGTATTTTGAGTGGCTCTATCTACCAATTTAGATTGTCCCCAATTAATATTTAATTCTTTTACTTCAGGTAATTCTTTAAATTCTCCTAAATTTCTAACGGAAGTTTCAATAGTAACCAATTGTAATCTAGTAAGTAGTTTTAACTTTAAAATTCTTGTACTCATTTTTTTCTTTTTTTAATTAATTAATTTATCTAAAACGGATATAAATATTTCTTTCCCATGATTTTTATATAAATCACTAGGATCTTTAGACATATATTCTGTAGGTATTTCTATTTGAATCAATTTAAATTCTTTAGCAATAGCTGCACCATAATTATGTCCATAATTAATAGGTTTATTAAAATCATTATCATAGAAGATAAATATTTTTTTAAACCTTCCTTTAAGTTCATTAATTACCTGTTTTTTAGGAAAGTAACCTTCAGCTTGTAAAGAAGTTGCAGGTGTACCAGTATTATTAATAATAGTTAAAGCATCTTTTCTACTGGATGTTATTATTAATGTATTTCCTTTAGCAGGTAATAAGTCCCATAAGTCCCATACAGAAGGATTGTGGTTATTTCTCCATTTATATTCTTTACTGTATGGTTGATAAGTTTTAATACTTGGAGTATTATCTTTATACTCTATATAAGCAAAAGCATATTTTTCAGTTCCAAATGTATAAGATTTATCTTTCTTTTTTATAATAATATGTGATATTGGGTAAGTATTACTTTTAATTAACAATGGCAGTTCAATGCCATATTGTTTCCAATACTCTAAATCAGATTCTTTCCATTCTCTGACTTTCACCTTCATCTCACTACTACTATTATAAGTAATATGATCTTTTTTAGTATCCTTTATTACTAAGTTTATATTATTATATCTTTTCTTTTTTATTTCCTCTATATCACTATAAATCTTATTTATTAATTCTTGAAAAGATATTTTACAATACAGCTTTAAAAGAGTAAATATATTTCCATTTTCTCCAGTAGCAAAATCTTTAAATTTCACTTTAAAATTTTCTGATAAAGTAATACCAAATGAAGGATGTTTATCTACTCTTAAAGGGGATTTTATTACACAAGGTAATGAGTTAATATTAAAATAATATTTTAATATCTGATACTCATTTACTTGTGTAATTATATCTTCTAAAGAATTTTTATTAGAAATTCCCCTTGCAAACATATATTAGAATTTCCAAGGAAGTTCTGATTCTTCTCCTTCTTTTTCTACTTCTGCAGACTTAGTAAAAGTAGTAGCTTCTATACTACATGTATGAATTGGCTCTATAGAAAATTCAGTATTAGCATAAGCACCTGCTACCTTTTTATCATCAATAATTTTAGCAATTTTGTCATATTTATTAACTCTATTACCAAGTACAGTAGAAAATACATCTTGATACTCTTTGCCATCATCTGTAGATTTTACTCCAAAAATAGCTTGAATTTTATTATCAGGTTGATAGTTAATAATATCTTTTAATTCTTTAAAATCACCTTTAAAATAACTAGAAATCTTAGTTAATCCAGCTTCTGCTTCTTCTAAATTATTAATATTAACCCACTCTCCTTTATTAGCATCTAAACGTTTTCTTCCTGAAATAATTAAGAATGTTTTTAAGAAACTTACAATTTCTTCTTCCCCTTTATATGCAGGTTTAAATGGTATAGTGCAACTATCATATTGTTCTGCATAGGCAGGTAATTTTCCAGCAGCTACTTCTTCTTTAGTAGCCCAAGCAGTAGAACCATATTTATCAATAATTTGTACTTTACTTGCATCTTTATTATAAAAATGTTCATTTCTAATGAAATAACTTAATTTTTTAATAAATTCCAAACCATTATTTTTCTCTGAAACTGACTTCAAATAGAAATCAATTCTAGCAGATTTTACGCCATCTTTTTCTGTAATATATTCTGGGTCTTTCTCTATTGTAGCATTAAACAATTTAGATAATTCATCCTTAGTAGGATTAACAGCTACTACATTTACTGTACCAATACCTTTTAATAATACACTACCTGTTCCTTCTGTTGATTCTTTTCCCTTTGCAAATCCCATATTTATTTTAATTTAATTTGTTTTAATTTGTCTTTTTGTTTTTTTATTCTTAATATTTTTATACCTAATATATCCATTCTTTCAAGATAATCAAGTCATAATTTTTATTTAAACTGTTTGAAATATATCTACCTTAGGATCTTCTTTATCAATTTCTACTAAATCTACTGTAGCAGTTTCATCAGCCACTAAAGTAGTAGTATCAGTTTCTTCTACTTTACCATTGTTTTCAAATGTTTCCCAACTTTCACCAGTGAAATTTCCAATAGCTGTATTTAAAGAAGTAATTTCTTCTTCCAATGGATTTAGTAAATTTTGATATTTGGTGATTACTTCTTGATACTTTTTATTAATAGTGTCAATCTTACCTTGAGTTATCTTCTTTTCTTTTAAAATATTATTTACTAACTTTTGTTGTAATTTACTTAATTCTTTCATTTTTTTTTATTTATTTATATATGTTAATGCTAATTTATTTATTAATTCTTCTAGTTCTAATGTTTCATTTGTTCCAATTCCAGGATTTATAGAAGATAAAGAAATATCTGCTTCAATTACAGATAGATCAGGTACTTTAATTTTTGAAAATTTATCTTTAAAATTAATATTTTTAAAATTATCAATAATATAACCAAAATAATTAGTTCCTATGTATCCTGCATTATTAAACTCCTCTTGAAGTTTTAATAATTTAATAGCTAATTTATTTTTAGTTTTAAAATTCTTATATTCTATAGAATCAGTTAAAGTATTATTTTGTTTAATTTGTTCTTTACTAATAGCATCTTGTATTTTAATAGCAAGAGCTTTAGTTTGTTGTCTATTTAACTTCATATCTATAATATAGTTTTTAAATGTTCAATTAATTTTTCATTCATGATTTTAAGTAGTTGATCTAATTTATATACTATCTCAGTGTTTTGTTCCTCAGTTAATTCTAATATTAATAATCCTATAAAATATATATTGATTTTAAAAGTATAATTAGTACTATCCCAACCATGTTTATAATATTCAAATCTTCCAATATATTTATCTTTTTTTTCATTTAAAATATCATAACTTATAAAACCTTTATTAAGTGTACTACTAGAAATAGAAATTTCATTATTTAAAACTTTATCTAAATATTTACTTATAAGTGAAAACTTTTCTTCTTGATTCATTTTATTTAATTTTATAATATTCTCTAATGGTTGTGTCAATTAATTTTAAACTATTTGGAATTTCAAAATCACTAAACAATCCTAGGGGAGTTTTAGCTGTTGAATTACAGGCTCTAGTTTGAAAGAAATATTCATTACCACCTTCTCCATCACTTTCTACTCTAGTAAATAAACAAATAGGATAAAAACCTTCAGGCATTTGTCTTTTACTCTTTTTACCAATTACACTTAATGCTTTCTTTTCTTTTCCATCTACATCAGTAATAAGTTCAACATGCCCCATAATATAAGCAATTTGATCTTCTCTAAGAATAGTATTACATAAAGTATTAATCTCAATTAGATCATTAGATATATCTCTCCAATTGTCAAATGTTAATTTCTTCCTATCATTATATTCTTTATAGGCTAAATATAAATTAATAGTATCTAAAGTTATACTTTTTATATCAGGATTTTTTGCAGCAAATTGAATTAAACTTTTAATTTCTGCAATATCAGAAGTTTCTAAATAATTCTTTTGTTCTACTCCCCACATTCCTCCTGGAAATGGTAATCTTTTTTTATCCAAATTGATTATAAGATGGCTTTTTGGATCCATTCCTTTATAATCAGTTGGATTATACTTTCCATCTGGATTAATAATTGTAGATGTTGTTTTACCATCCCCACTCATACCAAATATGCCTACAATAACTCCCATTTATTTTATTTATTTATAATTATATTATTTTTTGCTCTTTCTATTACTTTTTTATAAGGTGTAAAATCCTCTTTAGAATTGGGTAATGGTAATTCTGCAAATAAGTTAACAGCTCCATCAAATAATAAAGCTACTACACCATTAGATTCTCCTTCTCTATTAATCATCACTTCCATAAATCTAATATTACCTCTATAATATGTAATATCATATCCTAAATAACTAGGCAACTCATGCCTAAAAGGACTAAATATACCCAAAGCAATATTACAATCCCTCATTGTATATTTAGAATCTGCAGCCCCATTTAAACTGGGTTTTAATTTACCAATTTTAAAATTATCAGAACTTTCTGTATCAGCAGTTTGTTGTTGTATTACTACAGGAGTAAATTTATATTTATTTCTAAGTTGTACTAAGTATTCTGATGATAATTTATTTATGGATTGTCTTAAATCCATACCTTTTTCTGTGGTAATTAAACCTATATGATCTATAATAATTAATTTATATTCATTAGGATCATTAGGTTCATAGTAATTCAATACTTCAATTTCCTTAGTTTCTTTAGTTTCATTGTTAACAATAGTTTTGCTTTTATTATGTAATTTTCCATTATTTAAAGCATAATTTCTACATTCATTGTATATTCCAAATGGATTTCTAGAATTAGAAAATATTACTGTAGATTCATAAAATTTTAAAATATCTTGATACTCATCTGTATCAATTATTTTTAGTATTTCTAAATCTAAAGGTTTACCCTCTGAAGTAGATTTTAAATCTAAAGGAGATATTCTAATTTTTGTATCTGTTAACATATATAAAAGAAAACAAATAAATCTTTCAGTTATTACCTCTGGAGTTTCTTCTAAAGGGTAATAAAATATTTTTAATTTAATCTTATTTGGATTTTTAAATGCATATATTACACTATTAAATAAAAATATAAATGAACTTAATTGAGTTTTGGCACTTTTAGTATTACCAGTTACTACATAATATTTACCTTGTTCTATTCCAACAAAATCATTTGAAAATCTTTTAAAAGGAGAAGGAATACAATTAATTTTACCATCAATTAATCTATTCCTTCTGTCATTTAAAGATTGTCTTACTCTTTTTATTAAACTTTTATCTTCATTTTCACACATTTTTATTCAGGTTTTTCAAGTCTTCTCTCATTTATTTCTTCAAAATCAGTATCAGTAAAAATATTATTAGTCCTAACTATAGCCCAATAATTTGTATCCATACTATTATTAAAATATGCAACTAACCATTCTTTGAATCCATTATAATATTTATACTTTACCCAATAATATCCTTCTTTTCTCATATATTAATAATCATCTTTTGTATGACATTGACATTCTGTAATATCAAATTCTTTATTGAAACTTTTACCATCACTTATTATTAAAGTTAATTTATCAGAGTAATAACCATTATTACTTGCATAACCTGGAATTTTTACTGACCCACCTTTAATAGGAATTAATTCAATACCATAACCATCAATTCTTCTAAAAAAATTATCTGTTGTTAAATCAAATTCTAAATTCTTAAAATCTTCTAAATCTAAGTGTTCAAAATCTAAATAATGTTTTTCATAATATTCTGTGTCATGATCTGAATATAATTTTACACCATTGTCAAATTTTAAATATGTAGAGCTTATATATACTACTTTTAAATTATTCATAATTCTTTACTTTTAAATAATTGCTTAACTTCATTAAAAAAGTCTAAATTTGTGAAATGAAAAATATAATCATTACAAATAGAAAGAGAAGTTCTATCTCTTTTACAGTGGTTAGATAGATCATTACAACCATCTGATTGATAACTATATTCCCAAATTCTCTTATTAGTTTTAGGATAATAAAAATCCTTAGTAACCTTGAATCTGATTCTTGACATATTGTTCTTTAGCTTTTCGTAAAATAAAATCTGAATATAAAATACATTGTTCACATTCACCTTTTTTACAAATGACATCTATATCACAATGCTCAGAGCTATAGTCATATAAACAATTACTAGGATTATTAAAATCAAATTTTTCAGGTACATGTAAATCTAAAGTTACTTCCATTTTATTTATTTGTGTTGATTAATAATTATTTCTCTTATATCTGTAATAGAAGTTTGATTATAAAAATTACCATTTTCATATATAACTTTTAATTCTCTTTGCTCTTCTTGCTCTTTGGTAGATTGATCTAACACATAATAATCTCCAGTTACATCATTCTGACATACTGTACATAATCCTTTTAATGATTTTTTCATACCATCATCTGTAACTGGATCTTTGTATATATCATATCCTACACCATTAGCTTCAAACCAAGCTCCTTTTGCTGCAAACCCAAATGTATCTCTAGTGTTATATTGATAAGTAAATGATCCAACTCCTAAAGTAATATTAGTAGAGGCAAATCCTTTAGTTTCAAGACTTTTATAAATTTCAACTTGTCTTTCTAAAGTAATACTATCTCCATATATAGCTCCAATATGAGAGTCTAAAACTTTATAACCTTGTTCATTAATAGTACCACCAAATATATCCCAAAGAAGTTCTATTGCCCCTTTATGCTCAGGTTGTTCACCATTACCATTAGTAATATCTTTAATAGAATTAGTACAATAAATTTTACTAAAATATTTATTTAATTCATCAAATCCTTTAGAAAATATACCATGTGTAACCATTAAATATAAATTACCAGCATTTTTCTTTTTAAGTTCTTGAGCTAATCCAATAAAAGTACCACCACCATCACAAATATCATCTATAATAATGCAATTTTTATGTAGTAAATCATCTGTAAATACTTCAAATCCAGTTAATTGCCCTGTTTTAGTATCTCTAGTTTTATCACATTTAACTATACTATCAAATTGATATTTTTGAGCTAATTTATTAATCTTTTTATTAGAACCTGCATCTGGAGATATTAATACTAAATCTTCAGTATCTAAACAAAAGCCAGCAATTAAAGAGTTGTTACTTGTATTTATTACATTATTTAATAACGCAGCACCAACATCAGAATGACAATCTAATATTTTTACTGAATTGAAATTCATAAAGTTAATTATATTACAAAACACTTTTAAACTAAAAGCTTCACCATGCTCACATCTTCTATCTTGCCTAGCATAAGGAAGATAAGGCATATATAAATGTACTTCAGTAGGTTTTAAAGCATCTAAAGCCTCTTTAACCATTAATAATTTTACTAATTCTTCAGAATTATCAATTCTAGCTAATATTCTAAAATTTTCATTAGTAAGATCTTCATTAATCTTAACACTTACCTCTCCACCTGAAAATGTAAAACTTTGATATTTTACAGATTTAAATACATTATATTCTACTTCTTTTTGTATATCTATTATCTTATTTTAAATTAGTTGTCCATTCGTTATTAATATTTTCTGATCCATTATTTTCAATATATGAAGCTAATTCACTAACTACCTCATCCACTCCTTTTATCTTCCATATAAAATATTTAAGAAGTTGCATATATTGATAATTACCATTAAAAGATTCTATATAAAATTTAGTAGCTTCTAATATTTGGTTAGTATTAAACTGATCTCCATATCTTTTATAAAATCCTTGTAATTTTATTACAATTTCTTTTTTACTACCTCTCCAATATAAATTGGTTCCATTCTTTTTACCTTTAGGATAAAGATTTTGCATATCTTCAGCAAGTTTTTCTAATATAGAATTATCTGGAATATTTGCTGTAGAATCAAATATAATTTGATTTAACTTTTCTACTCCTTTATCAGTAATAAAATAGTTTCCATTATATTTACCTTCATTCATACATTCTCCAACTAATCCTTCAGTAAGAAGAAATTGAATAGAAGCCTTTAAATCAATTTTATAATTAATAGCAAATAGAAGAAATAAATTAGCAATTTTAGTTTTATGTTTATTTAAAGCTTCTTTACTAATGTTTATAGAACTCATTTTACTATTTTAACTAGTTTAGAATCTACATTGAACTTTTCAGCTATTTGATCTATAGTTAATTCTAAAACTTCTTCTTCAATATCTTCTGCATAACTCCAAATACACGTATTAGTTATAAGTTTAGCTTCTTCTAATGTTTCTGCGCTATCCCAAGCAATGTATTTATTGTTCTTTTCCATAAATACAACTCTTTTATTTATTTTTAAAACCTCAGAATAGTCACTAACCCACATTACTTTAGGATATTTTGGATATTTCTCAAAAAATAAATTAAAGTTTTTATGCTTTATTACCCCCCTCCAAAAATTCTCTCCTTCTACAGTAGTATACCAGGTGAATCCTTTTTGACTCTTATCTGCCTCTAAATATACTTCAAAAATCTGAGCATCTTTTTCATTACCTTGTTGTACTTGGCACTCTAACATTTTATTTATAATTTCTTTAGGAAATCCTTGTAATTGCCCTTTATATTCTGTCATAATTTTATATATTTTCCTTTTAAATTACACTTTTCTAATACTATACTATTCTCTTTATTATAGGATATTAATACACTAGGTGCTCCAGCAGTTCCTCCTTTTTTTCCATCTGCATGATAAAAACTTAATCTCCCTTCTATAAAAAATAGTGCATCAGCACTATTGAATATATAATTATGGAAAGCTTTAGTATCAGTTCTTGCAAATATTAATGCTATACAGTTTTTATATTTAGAACATTTTTCTAACCAAGTATTTAGATCATTATAAGGAGGATTACAAAATACTCTTCCATACCAATTTAATATTAAACCATTATCATTAATATTATAGTGATTTTTAGCGGTATCATAAGGTCTATTTATTGGAGAACAAGGATCTAAATCAAATTCACCTAATTCTTTTAATATATAAGGAGGAGTTAACCATTCTTGAGTTCCTGTACTAGTTCTTTCATATGAGGTATTCATAATTTTAATATTTTAATGTTATTTTCATCAACTTCTTCTAATATCTTTTTTATTATAACTTCATCATGTGTGTCTTTGTAATAAAATATATATATTATAGGTTTTTTACTTCTAAAAGCTCTTCCACTCTTCTGTATAAATGGTCTTATTCCACTATCTAATTGTACTAATATACAAGCATCTATATTATTAAGGTTTTGTCCTTCTTGTAACATTCCTACAGTAAATATATTATCTATTTTACCAGTATTAAAGTTATCTATTATAGAAGTATTATGTTTAGATACTTTTTTAGAGTTAATAGAAGTACTATCATTACCTAAAATATTAGCTTGCTCTATATTAGAACAAAAACATATATATCTTTTATCTTTACACCATCCTGAAGATAATAGTTGTTTTAGTTTATTAGTTTTACTTTCCCCTAAAAATTTCTTTCTTTCTGAACCTATTCTTAACCATTTAGTCATTAAGAATTCATTCCTAGTACTCATATACATTCTTTTATAATAATCCATTTGAGAATTAATATAATTGTTTTTTTCTACTTCTGTACATGATACTGTTAATTCTAAATCTTTATAAGATTTATTTTTTAAAATTGTCCACATATCTTTATATGTAGAATTAATTTTAACTCTTTTATTTTTCAATCCCCTACTTACCACAAAAGAAGTATTAACATCTTTTTTATTTAACTCTAAAGGTATTAAATAATAAATTGGATTGGGTAAAATACCCCATTCAATAGCTTGTTTAGTAGTAACTTTATGTTTAATTAACTTTGTAAAAATATTACCTAAAATAGTTAAGGTTTCTTTATCCACAGTAGCACTTAGCATAACTACTTTTTTAGCTTTTATAGTACTTAAACAATCTAATCTTAAATCTGATGTAGAATTATGTACTTCATCTAAAATTAATAAATCACATTCTAAATTAACATTCTTTTTTAAAGAAGCATAACAGAAAATATTAGTAGATTCTAATAGATTATTTTTGTTATGCTTCTTATATTCATCTTGCCAATTCTTAATATGTGCTGTTTCAGATACTATTAATATAGTGTTAGTAGCTTTTATAAATTCTTGTACTTTAATAGCTGCCAAAGACTTACCAAGTCCTGTACACCACTCTAGTAATATATTATTTGAAGTTTTAATTAAATCTAAAGGAATTTTTTGAATTTCCTCTCTAGTCATACTTTAATAAAAAATCAGGATTAATTACTTTAAAAGATAGTACTTTTTTACCTCCCTCAATACATCTAATTACAACTCCTTCTCTTTTAATATCTGTTTTTATTACAGAATTACCTTTACTAAAATTAACAAAATCTTCTACTGTAGAACCAATATCAGATAATTTACAAGTTTTAATTAAAGGTACAATATCTAGTTTATTATCTTTACAAAATCTTTCCATTTCTTGCCTATTAAAATGATAATTTTGTTTATAATCTATAATATTAAATACCCACATTTTGGGTTCTTTTAATTCATATTTATTACCTTGCACTTTACCATTACCTTGTTCTCCTTGTATAACCAAAGTAGGATTTTTTCTAAGTATGCTCTCTAAATTATATTTAATAGCAATTTGTCCATATAAACTATCTTTACTATTATTTACTAAATTTCTACTACATACAATAAATTTAAACTTTTTAGCTAAAAATTTACCAATTATAGGAAAAGTATTAGAAATCATTTTACCTGTAAAACTAGAAGATTGATAATCTATTTTTTCAGTGATATATACTTCTTTATCTTTGAATTGCTCTATTACATATGGGATATTTTGAATCCTTTCTTCATCAGTTTTTACTACCCAATAAGGAAATGAATTTTTTTGTTTTTTAGATAAAAATAATCTTCTAAAGAAATTATATCTTAGTAAAAACTTCTTTAATTTATTCTTTTCATTATTAATTGTAGCTGCTTCTTCTAAAGCTTCAAGTTTTTCTGAAGGACTTAAATATTTAGTAATTCCTAATATTGAAGTAACATCTCCACCTTCAATATAACCCCATTTCATAGGTCTATCATTATTAGGTAATATAGTTAAAGGTAATATTAAACCTTGAGATATTACACCTCTTAATTTTTGAGTTTTAATTCTAAAATTATATTTTCTTGTAAATTCAAATTCTGGTCTTTCTGGTAATATAGAATCTACCTCACAATAAACTACTAAATCACCTACTTTAAATTCATTTTTTTGTACTACACATTGCCATCCTAGTACTACTACTAGTTCTAATTTATCAGCTTTTTCAATAGGGCTTATCCCAGTTATTTTTTCTATATGGGCTAATTTTCTTTCTGACATTACATATAAATTTTAATTTGTTTTTTTATTTTTTTACCATAATCAGATTCTATATATTCTACATGTTCTCTTATTGTATCAATAGGACAATGCAAATATAACCATCTATCTATGGTTCTATTAGTATTAGTAACAGCTAAATTCTCACTATAATAACCTTTAGATTCTTCTATATCATTAGGTATAAAATAAAAAGAATGTAAAAGATTCATTTCTGTTTCTTTTAAACATTCCTCTTTATATTTTACACACCAACCATAAAATTCTTTAAACTCTTTATAAGAATTTACATAAATTTTATCAAGACCTACCATTATAACAATGGTTTTGCTATTTCTATTAAATCTTTAAAATTATTTAAAAATTCATCTCTAAGTATTTCAGATTTAAAAGCTAAAGTTCTACTATAATTATAGTTTGTAACTGAATAAATACAATCTGAGTTTGAAAAAATAACATATTTTATAGTAGCATCTTTCCAATCAGGAGTCCATCCATCATTATAAATATCTCTTAACATTAATAACTGAGATAACGCTAGTATTGCTTCTGCTAATTCTCTTGTTGGAACAACATTTTTTAATATATTATCCCCTTGATCAAATATAAATTTTCCAATATTTCCAAATTGTTTAATATCACAATCTGAATTAATAAAAAATTTATTAGAAAAAGTTTCAACATCAATATCTTCCCATCTTTTTGGGAGTTCTTTCTCAACCTTTTTAAATTTAATTACTTCAAAAGATGAATTTTCTTTATCTATTTCATACCCTTCAGGAATATTAATTTTAATTTCTTTTTGTTCTTTCATATTTTTTTCATTTGCTTTTATATAAATATATTTTTATAAATAGAATAAATATACAAAATAAACTCATAGATAAAAAATCAAATTCTAAAGGAACTGATTCATTACTATATAAATTTAATTGTGTAATACCTTCTTCTATTTGTTGATAGAAATTAGCTTTCATAGCATCTGTTAAAGTACTATTTGATTTAGCTATATTTAATTGTATAAATAAACTATTATATTCAGAAGAATTAAATAGGTTATTTACTTGTCCTACATTTGTATAATCTGTAAAATCCCATGCAGTATACTGAAATGAATTCCAATCTGTTATCCAATATTTATTATTAAAATAATTATCCATTGTGGACTCAAATTGACTCATTCCATTATCTAAATTGTATGTTACAGCATAAGAATTTATTGACAATAATAAAGATAAAATAATTAATTTAACTTTCATTATTTCTCAATATGTTTTCCACAAGGTGAACCATCTTCAAATACATACTAATCGAACATAGATTGATAAGTAGACCAATGATGATTAAACATTGCAGAATCTTTATTAAAGCCAATAATTTGATAACATCCATCATTATTTATATCTTTTACCCATTTACCTTTTAATAAATTTTTATCTTAATAAGTAAATGGAACTAATTTAAGTTCTGGTTTTATTCTACATTCTCTTTCTTTAATACTATCAGCAAAAATTGGATTATCACCTACATCTATCCATTTATCTTCATATATATTATGCCATTGTATAATCTTACCTTATGCAAAAGCTTGTATAAAGGGTAAAAGTTCTTTATATTCTTTTCTAGTCATACTTTATAGTATTATAAATTTTAATAAGATTTTGTTTGTACTTAGGATTTTCAGCATATTTATTAGCTAAAAAATCTATGTACTGTAAATCATCCATATTATCTATATCTTGTTGCAATTGCCATAAAGCGTAATCATTAATACTCTGCATCCAATCATCATAATATTTATATTGTCCAATATCTTTAGTTGATACAATAGAAACTCTTTGATAAGATTTCTTCATACCAAATAAATTATGATATTGTTTAAAAACAGCAGACTCAAATTTACTTTCTTCTATAGCTTGAGCTAAAACTACTTTAGGATGTGATATATTAGATTTAATTATATATTCCCAACAAGCTTGTCTATTTATAGTATCTTTAATAACTACAGAAGAAGTATTAATAACAATTTTCTCTTCTTTTTTAGTATTAGAAAGTGTTATTACTCCTGCTATCATTACAAATATAATTATTATACTAAATATACCTGAATATAAACCAATTTGTTTATATAATTTAGTTCTAACAATGTTGTCTATAATCCCATATAGTATAGCTGTTAAAACTATTAATAATAATAATTGTGCAATCATAATTTATTTTAATTTTTTATATAATTTATACTCACTGCCCACTTTAGTTCCATCTATAAGAACATAAACAGGCCTCCAATACTTTACATTATATATACCAGTATCTAGTATATTAATACCAGAATCTAAAGCTATTTTTTTCTCATATTTGCCTAAAGATTTTCCTCCTATTACACTAAAATCAAAATCTTCAAATATTATATCTGAAATTAAGGTTTCTTTTAAATTCCTGTAAGATTCTTCATGATATACTATATCACCTTTTTCATACTCTAAATTTTCTTTTTTTAGGATAAACATCTATAGTTATTCCTGCAGATAGTGTTTTTGATTTCAAATCATATATACAGTTTGTAAAATTAAAAAATTCCTCATTTACATCTTTAATAGTAATATATTTACCATAGTCTTCACATTCATTAAATTCTATTCTATCATCCCATATAGGTATTAATTCCTTATTATACACAATACATGGTACTATTACATGTTTTTCCATTTTTTTTTTATTTAAATATTTGAATTTATAAACTCCTTTAAAGATTTACTTTCCATAATATGTAATAAATCTTCTAACCACTTTAATCTTTCATTATAAGACATACAACCTTTTTTTACTTTTAATACTATATCAGCTGCCTGTCTTTTACTTTATAATTCTTCTTTTTTATTCTTATTGTATTTATGTATCTTTTGCTTATGTAAAGCATTCTGACCTTTAAACTTACCTCCATTATATGGTATATATCTATTTTGATTACACTGTATTAAACCTTTATCATCTATAATATAATCATTCCAATCATAAGTAGCAATATGATATACAGGATTTCTAAACTCTTCAATAAAATCCTTTTGTCTATATATTGGTACTAATTTGCAATAGTTCCTAAATGCTTTATCATAAGGTTTTCCTATATATCTTTTTATTGTATTGAATAGGATAAACTGATATTTATTATATTCTACTAGATTATCATTTCTAAGTTTATAACAAACTCTTTCATAATAATCTAAACTATTAAAATATAAAGTACCATTTTCTTTTTTAGGTAATACTAAATCTTCTATATTTGCTAAATTCTTTATCCATGCCATATTATAATTTAATTATTTCTAGTTTATAAATGTTATTTTTATCTACTATTAATTTGTAAATATTATTCTCTGACAATAATTTAAAAGAGTAAAAATGATTTTTAAAATCTACAACATCATAACTAACAGCATTTTCACTCTCCCAATAGTTAAGTACTGTTAGTATTATAGTATTATTATTACTTTTTAAAGTTATGATACTATCATTATTTATAGTAATATATGTAATTTGATTATTCCATCTATTAGAAGAATTAATCTTAAAAGATTGTGCTTTTAAATTCAATAATAATGTTATAAATATAAATGAAATAATTAATTTTTTCATAATTTTAAACTTTTAATAAATCTATTATAATTTCTTATTTTTAACACTTTTTCTCTTCTATTTTGTTTAGAAGTTAAAAATTTATATTTTAAATGCACTAATAAAGTTTCTTTTGATTGTACTTTTAATTGATTATTACATGCTCTAACAATTGCTTCTGACAAATATAAATACTTATGAAATGTAAACCCTAGTATTTTAATAGGATATTTGTAATACAAAGATACTATAGAAGAATTATATTCATTCTTATTATCTTTTATTTTTAATTTATATTTACACATGTTTTAATGTTTTAAATAGGTGAAGATAATTTAATATTTTTCTTTTTTAATACCTCTTGTAAATCTTCTTTATTTCTTATACACTTATTTATATCTTTTGTATCTTCTAATATCTTATTTAAAGGATTATAAGTAAATAACCACATGTTTAGTGCTGATAAATCATCTGTAAATATACTTGTGTATGTATGTACATCTGAATATATAGTAAGTCTTTTAGTAAATATCCACCCATTCCACACTTTAAAAATAGAATATAATGGTGTAATTATTGATTCTCCTTCTTTTAAAATTTTACATTTCTCTATTGTTTCTTTCATAAATTTATTTTGTTTAAAATATTCATCACATGTAGGACCTACATCATTCCATTTAGAAGCCTTTTTCCAAGCAATTAAAATTTCTTTTTTTGGTGTATTTTCAAAATAGTATCTTAATTCATCAAAAAAGTTTTTACATTTTTTTTTCATATTTACTTAATTAAATATTAGTGTGCCCTACAGGACTTGAACCTGTGATCTTCTCATTATGAGTGAGCTGCTTTAACCAACTAAGCTAAGGGCACTTATAAAAGGTTAAATAATATTACTATTACTTAACCTTTTAATAAAAATATACAAATATTAGTCTTTTTTCAAAGTTTCATATTCTTCTTTTAAAAAAGTAATTTGTTCTTGTAAACTAACCAAGTCTTCTTCTGCTTGTGTAAGTAAATTCTTTTTGTAAATTAAATTACTAACATAAGAACTTCTATCTGTAATTAATTTACCATCATTAACTCTAGCAATTGTTAATGCTTCTTTTGCTTCTTCTACTTTAGTTTCATAATCAATTTGATCTCCAGATAAAGCATTAATTTGAGAACTTAAAGCTGAATCAACTTGTCTCCATACCTTTTGTGCTAATACTTCATTGTCATCACCTTTTAAAGTAGCAATGAATTGTTTAATAAAACTGTTTGTCTTTGTAGTTGCCATAATTTTTAATTGTATAATAGTTTATTTAGTTAATTGTGTTCTTAATTGTTTATTTTTGTTTTTTGTTGTTAATTTTATTTTACTTACAGATGGATTAGTAAGTACTAAATCTTCATATGTATATATATTTAGAATATCAAACCCTACTAATTCAGCACTGTTAATATTTTTTAAATCAGTAGTTGATGAAATTTCTTTTTTAGGATAGTATTTAAAAAATAAATCAAAATCTTTATACTTTAATA